CGTCACAGCAATGTAGTACACATCGCTTGGGTCAGAGCTTTGACCTGCAAGTTCCCAGACCCGCTGGCCAGTAGTGTTGAGGTTGGCAACTTCGTAACGGAGTTCCGCTACGCCAGCACCATCAGCAACACTGGTAGCCAAAGCGTCCTCATCCACAACCACACCTTCGTTGGTGTAAAAACCAACATTGAAAGTGCAGGAGCCGCCGAGGGCATCAGAGCCTACACGAACGGACACGAGGGTCGCATGGGTTGGGACAGGTGCCAGCATGACAATATCATTGTCGGTGCTATCACCAGCAGCAAGCGCCACGTTGCCCTGAGCAATGCGGACGCGACCGCCAAGCTCAGATGCTGCGTTAGCAACCTGCGGGAGTGCCTCAAGATTGGCAATGAGGTCAGAGTTTTTCGTTGTCATCTCTCAATCTCCCTTACGCTGCGCCGTCAAGGTCATCTTCGTCACACTTGATGCGAACAACCATGTTCTCTTGCATCCGTGTAGCGCCGATGTCCATGCAGTAATAGACCTGGGTTGCGTAACCCTTGTCTGAACGCTCATCAATACGAGCCGACACATCCTTACCAATGCCAAGCGCAAGACCTTCTTCAGCCCAAGCAAAGCAAGTACGGACGTTGTTGGCGTCAGCCGACAGACGGTTCGACATGATGAAGTTGAAGCCCATGAACTGATTGATTTCACCCTGGACGAGAGCCTTCACAGTGTTGAAGTCAGCCGAGGTGACGCTGGTGTCAGCAAGCAGTGCGTGGATTTGGCTTGGACCCATGACGATGTAGCGAGGAATCGAAGGGTCAACGTCAGCTTGGTCCAGCAGCTTCTTGGCTTCGCGCAGCTTAGTCAGGTTCATGTTGGTGTCAGCACCACCGACAGAAACTGCAACATCCTGGTTGGTGTCGAAAGCGGTCGAAGTCGAACCGGTCTCACCAGTGTTGGAAGCAGCATCAAATGCAGTGATGATAACATCGTCCATGGCACGGCCCATGGCAGCAGCAGCGGCCTGAGCGTAGGACGAGGTTGGGTCGATGAGCATACGAACCTTGTCTTGGTCGTCAATAAGGTCAGCGTACTCATACGATGCGAGGCTCAGGCGACGACGCGCATGTGGCGTATCCATCTGAGGAGTGTCGGCGTGGCGAGTTGTCCGCAGTTGTGCGGTCGCAACACCAACTTGGTCGATAAAGGCATTCTTACCAACAACATTCTCGATGCGCACAGTATCACGCAGACGGGAACCCATCTGCTGTGCAAGCATCTGCACATTCGCAGAATACTGTTGTACAAATGCCGTAGTTACTTGAGTAGACATCCTGTCTCTCCTTCTACGTCATGGTTGCACTAGATTCCGGTGTGCTACCCTCTCGGACACTCCTAGCTTTTCGGACCTGCTTGCGGCCACCGTCTTTCCGGTTGTCGGCAGGACGAGTCTCCTCGCTACCCTGCATCACCCACTCGTAGTACCTGTCTGCGAGTCGGGCGGGTTCTACAACATCACGCGCGGTTCCAAACTCAATCGCGTAACGTAAGCACTCAAGGCGCACATGGACCAAATCATCCTGCTCCATGTATAACACCCATCAATTCTTGTACACGCTCAATAGCCTGTTGTCGGCCAATCACGTTTTTACGGTCCCAATAAGCATGGGATTTGTCACTCATAATCGCATCAATCTCTTGCTGCGCTGACTGACGGGTCACCATGCTGCTAGTAGGTGCATCAGATACCGTGTCTTCACTTGTGACACTTTGCCTGAACTCGGCTATTTTTGCAAATGCCTTAATAAAATCAGGATGGTTGCCCACCTTGGTTCCATCGGCCAACTGCATCTCTAGCAACTCACCGCCCCCAAACTGCTGTGCAATCTTTCCAGCATCTTGGATACGCGCATCAAAGTCGTCACCCCACTCCTTGCGAAGCGTCATTTCAGTTTGATTGCGCTGCTGTGTCTCAGCTTCGACTGACATCTCAGACGCACTATTGGTCATGCCCTTGTAATATTCAAGGATGCCACTGGCCTGGTCAGGCGTTAAACGTAACTTATGCGCAACATCTGCGTATGACTGCGCAATATCTTCAGTAATGATGTTGCCATCAACGCCAATCTCATAACCCTCTGCCGTCTCCGGTCGGCCAAGTTTGCTATAGATGTTGTCAAGGTCTTCATCTGTTGGGTTGACTGGTAGCGGAACCTTGTCCGCACCAATCAGACGTTGTGCGTTGACGTAAGACCTCGCAAGGTTCTCTACATCTTTGATTGGTGAGAGACTTGGATGCTCTCTCAGTTCCTCCGGTATCGTTTGCAAGAAATCGTTACCAGACCCGCCTTGCGCCACCTCTGCCGGTGTTTCCATCGGCGCAGCATCAGGCTGGGCTACCTGTTCGATAGCTTCCTCTGACATAGTTACTCCTGTGTCATCATGTTGTGAATGTGAAGAAGAACGGCACGTTTGCCCTCTTCAAATGCTGTGGCATTGGGGTCACCCGCCACATAGCTCAAGGCCCGCCAGTTAGAGCGCGCCTCAAGGTCTCTGAGAACCTTCTGCCCAGCTTCGCTGTTGAAGGTCTCGGTGTACATATGCTTCAGCTTTTCTATATCCTTCAAGACTGTACCATCCTGACTGCTTGCGCAGCCTGTGCTGTGGTGTAAACATCCTCTTGGTCACGCTGACGCTGCATAGCTTCTTCCTCTGCTTGCGCCCTTGCTTGCCGTGTCTCATCAACCTCACGCTGAGAACGCAGGGTTTTCTTGGGAACGCCAAGGGCATCGGTCACATGCCGAACAAGCCCGTCAGGGTCGATGTGGTCACCAACCGGAAGGCTCTGGGATAGTGGCAGAAGAATCTCAAGCGCCCGCATAGTGTTGTTCAGGCTGCTAGACTTTTGAGCGCGGGCCAGCGGCGAAACGTACTCAATATCAATATCCAATCCCTGCAATGACTCCGGTGGGGTTGCCAACATGTCATTACGCAACATCAGAGCAAACACACGGTCAATCAGTGGGCGAAGCAGCTCGTTCATCAAACGGCCAAGCACAGGGCCAATGACACGCATACGCTCTTCCTGACGCTGGATAACCTCTGTCGCAGTCATCTGCGCGGAACCAGCAGTCAGAATCTGGTCAACATAAAACGCCTGACGAATAGCGGCACGGCGCTGCTCTTCCATGTTCAGGCCAATCGGAATGTTCGCGCCCGTATTCAGCGGCGTAATCGTTTCGCGGGTGCCAGAACGGAAGAAGTTGAGGCCACCAGGCTGGGTGCGAATAGGCAGCAAGAAGCCATCATCAGGCACCAGCAGTGGCGGGTCAATCTGCTTCTGAGCCGCTTGTATGATGGTTTTTGACATAAGATTCAACATCTTAACGTCGGGCAGCGCTGTCATCGCGGGGCTACGGCCCATAGTCTCGCCGGTAGCTTTCAGGAAGCGCGGCACTACATAGGGCAGCTCTTCAAAACCACCTTCTGAAATAATCATGCCGGTGCTTTTGCAAACATAGGCCGACATATACGGCATGTTCAGGTTGTCTTGCTTTGTAACATCTCGTGCAAGGCGCGGCAGGACCGCATGCAGAATCTCGACTTCCTCGTCAGGAGTCTTTTCAAATTTCTTTTGAATAAAGCTGCCGACGTTATCAAAGCCAAAGCGTTCTACAGCCTGTGCTGCGGTGGACTTGTACAGACGGAACACGGTGTTGACCATGCCGTACTGGTCTTCAGAAACGTAGTATTCCGAAATATGCCGAGTGCTAAAACGCAACTTGTCACGGTCCATCTCGGCAAACATGCAAGCCGTGCCAAACACCACAAGGTCAACATAGGCTTCGTGGATTTCAGTCTCAAAGTTGGAGCGCTGGAAGGCTTGCATCATGCGCATGCTGGTGTCTTGCAACCACTCACGCACGTCATCGTCCCGGTTCAGCGCCTCGTCTTTGATGTCGAGGTGAAACCACGGTGATGCCCCGCTGGTGAGCATGCCGTGAAGGAAAGCAGCCATCAGGTCGATTGATTGCAGCGCAGTGCCGTCGTAAATCAACTCCATGCGCTTTTCGCCGCGAGAGCGTTTCTTCACGATGTCTGCCTTGCGCGGCAGCATGTAGTCAGCCAGTTCCTGATAGTGGGTGTCCCAGTTATCCCGGCGTGACTTAAGGTAATCGAACCGCTTGATTAGCGGGGCTGCTTCCTGTGCCATATTTAACCCATCAAAGTTGGTTTGCCATCAGTCTGACCGACCTGTTGGCCAAGCGCACCTGCGACAATAGTTGAGCCGCGACCTTTACGACGGCCACGAGCTTCACGCTCGGCTTCTTCTGCCATGGCCCGCGCACGGCCAATATCCGGCTCTGGCGGTGGAGGAGGCGGGGGAGGTGGGGCAGGAATCTTCGGGGTCAAGAAGCTCATCTAAATCTCCTAATCATAAAGAACACCGCCGCCCTCAAGCAGGGTGCCAGCAACGCCTGGACGTTT